ATAGTATTTTTTTTCTTCAGCCCACTTGGCTTCTTGGTCTTCTGGAGTCACCTTGATGCTCACCCGTCAAAAGTCTCGCACTCGTAGCAAAGTACACGCTCATCGTCTGCTGGTTCTTTGCCGAGCTCCGGGTAAAAATGTCCATAGCATTCCTCGCAAGTCCAATGGCTTGGCTCGTCAATAATATTTTCTGGGATGTCCCACATCAATTAGCCTCTTGGTCTGGATTCATTTATTTTTATTCATTTTATAACTGTAATTTCAGGAACCACATCTCCTTCATAACCCTTTTCCTCACAGAAGATGCCGCATTCAAAGTCATAGTTTTTTAAGGCACGCCCTACGGCGTCTGCTGGCAAGTCTTGTAAAAAAATTCTTTCGCCCTTGTGTCGGACCAGCCTAGCGCCTATGTCTTTTGATTGTTCTGCCCTTCTTTGAAAAACTTCAGGGAAGGTATTGCGCACCAAGTTCCAATAGGTAGGTGAGGTCGCTTTCACACAACCAATACAATTGGCATTGGGATAGCCTAAATCATATATAGCCGGTCTTTTTATGTTTGCTGCACCAATAATATCGAAACAGTCTTGCTTGCTTATGTTTTCGTCTACTAAAATAGGTATTAAATTGTCTCTTTCAAGAAAACTAAAGCGTTCAGCCCGTTTCTTTTCATCAGCAGTAAAACCAAGAACTAAGTAATCAGATTTATTCTTGGCTTCCCATAGCTGCCTTGCATTCTTTTTAAGATGCACCGTACATGGAGCACCCATAGGGCCAGACATAAACCGTCGCTCTTCCCACACCGTTTCTGCTGAGCAATCTGGAAACTTAGTGTTGATGGCATACTCAATCTCAACACCAAGCCATGCCTCCACGTCTTTCAAAAACCTTTGGTTATCTTCGTGTTCTTCTTTGATTGGGTTATTGACAATCCTTATGTTGTTCTTGTCCCCATATTTTTCTATTGTGGTCTTGGCTGCAACGGCAGAAGCAGCGCCACACGAGAACCAAACAGTAATTTCTTTGTTTTGTACCATAAGTCCATCAATACAAATCGCCGAGCTCGACGACCTGTACGCCTGACACATTAAACGGCCTATAGTCGTCGTTTTCCTTGCAGCTCAACAGCGTCTGCAGTGCCTGTTCGTTCTTGGCACGCCCGTAAGCCGCGGCTTCGTCAGACAATGCGTAAATGGCATAGGGGTAGGGGTGCATCTTTTCCTGCGCGAGAAACATAAACCGCTCAGCGCCTAAGCCTGACGTTGCACACGCATCCAGATACAGGGCCGCTTGCATGTGATAGTTGAAGTTATTGATCGCTCGCCTGAAGCCTCTGGGAGAGGCGTCACGGGCTGTTTTAAGATCCCAGACGCTAGTGCCGTCGTGCCAGTCTAAACGCGCCTTAAACGGGTGTCCGCACCACTCAAAGCAGATCGTGAGCTCCACGTCGTCTGTTACCCCTGGCACAAACTGTTTAACGACTTCCCTGCGGTCCATGCACACGTCAAACATGTCCTGTTTAATCGGCGTGCGATCGCCAATGCCGGACTTGAAGTCTGCGTACTCTGCCTTACCCACCTTGGTTCTGCGATCGACGTTAGGTTCGATTACAAACTCATCATCGAACTTCTCGAACTCCAGAAATACGGTGTGCTGCACTCGGCCCTCAATGAGTGCCGGCGACTCCTTGAGTGGCGCCTGGTTCTTCCAAGTGTAGGCACACCGGATAACCGAGGTTAAATCGTGCGACCGAAAGGCCGGTATCTCAGCGTACTCTTCATAAGACACGTCTTTGTAGATGCCTTTTTTAAATTTCATTATTTTCTTTCCTGGGGTCATCTCCCATGCTGAACCGCAAATACCAAATGGCCTTGAGCTTGTCCTGATTTGAAGTTTTGTTTTTTTTGTTCATCCGCCACACATATTTAAATGCCACAATCTCAGCGTATTTTTGTGTGTGCTCTAAACCGAACACGGCCACCATCGCATCGATGCACTCGATGCCCATACCCAGATTTGCATAGTGTTTCGGTGAATACACGCTTTCAAGAATTGCGTCTTCGCCTGTAGATGCTGTCGATTTCGCCATGTTCTAAAAAGGAATTTCATCGTCGAATGGCACGTCAGCTTCCTTTTCTTTTTTTGCTTTTGGCTTAGGTTCATCCTTGGCTAAATCCGCCAAGCCACCAGTTGCCGGCGGTGTCTGTGCACTATCACCCTTAGCTCGTGCAGCTTTCATTTCAAATGACTCTTCGATCATTTCCTGCATCCACGGCGGCATGGTTTCCCATATATCGCACATCGCTTTGGACTCGGCAGAGCTCTCGCCAGTGAATTCCTGCACATACACATCAATGTCGAACGACTGAATGTCGTTGGTTGTGTCAGCTTTTTTCATGCCGCCTTCAGGCTTATAGACGCCTTCAACCCTGACTTTATTGTTGTCCACGGTCTGTGGAATCATTTCGAGCTCGGCAGTCACGCCCAAAACTTTGGACAATTCAAAGCCGGCAAGGTCCGCATCGGTGAACGGGCGTCCGCGCCAGCTTTTGAGATCTTTAAACAAGGAAGCGTTTTCGTTGAGTGACGCCGTGTATTTTTTTGATGCGGAAAACAGCCGATCGTCGGCCATGCGCACTTCTTCCCAGCGCTCACTGCCATCAACTTCTTCCAGCTTGTGGGTGACTTCCCAATAAATATATACAATGTGCCGTTTGCGCAACGGCCCGTCCTGATAAGATTCTTCCCTCGTGCCAGCATCAATCAATTTGTAGCACGTCGCCTTGTAGCGGCCTGGCGTTAAATTTTCATATTCGCCGCCGCCGCTAGAAACAGTTAATCCCATATTCGTTCTCCGGTAGTTGAATTGCTTTTGTGGGCATGTATACTCTGAACATTAAATTATGCATAATTTTGCAAACAAAGTAAACCAACAGAAATCAAGCCTATGTCTTTAAAAGTCAGTCGCCCGACGCCGAAAAATTTACATCGGCCATTCACAGCGGATTTCAGAACTGACTTTCTTGCGTTCCTATCAGCCAACGGATTAGAACCGGATCCCAAAAAAGGTTTGGTCACTGACGGCACCATAGGACGTGCTTATATCAATGTCGGCGGTGCACGCAAGCTCGTCGGGTGGTATCAGCTCTGGCTGGAGCAATCCGTGCCGTTCGGCCGAATCGGCGACTACCGTGTGTCAGCTACGGAGCCGACAGATATCTGGAAACCGGAGAACCAGAAGAATTTTAAGATGACTGCGGAGCACAAGGCAGAAATTGCCGAGCTCCAGCGTCTGGCAGAGGTAAAGAAGGCGGAAAGTTACAACAAAGCTGCCAGACGAGCGCAGTCGCTCTGGAACCAGGCTGAGCCGTGCGAACGGCACCCGTACTTAGAGCAAAAACAGGTGCTGAGCTACGGCGGGTTACGGGTTAACAAGGAAGGGCTCTTGATGATGCCCATGTACGACGCCCAGATGACAATCGTTGGCATCCAGTACATCAGTGCCGATGGATCCAAGCGATTCCTCACTGGTTCAAAGAAAAAGGGCAGTTTTTTCATACTCGGCAAAGAGGTATTAAAAAGCAGCCAAGTTATTAATTTTGCTGAAGGTTATGCGACGGCCGCCAGCTACCACAAAGATTTCGAGCAGCCCGTAATAGTGGCGTTCGACGCCTACAACCTCACGCCGGTTGCCGAGGTCGTTTTTGAATTTCTGAATGACCGAAAGTTCATTTTTATTGCGGACAATGACCCCGAATCAAGCACCGGAGAAAAGGAAGCAGTTAAAGCGTGCCAAGCCATACGCAAGCTGCACGGTCAGGCCGATGTGTTTATGCCGGAGACCAAAGGCGATTACAACGACCACGCGGTTAAAACCACGGCGCTGAAAGGCGAGCTGTTGAGCCCCACCCTACGCAATGTGGACGTGCCTGTTGACTATGATTTTGTACGCGGCAGCACCGGCCGCTACCTGAACACCAAGGACAACATCTCCGGCGTTCTGCAGATCAATGGCATTTCGTGCGTTTACAACGTGATCAAAAAACGGATGGAAATCGACATCCCGAACACCAAGTTCATCGCTGACATGAAGGAAGAAGCTTGCCTGATAGAAATCGAGCACCGCTGTATTCAGATGGGCATACCGTTCGGCAAGGTGCGCGATTACCTCAAGGTGCTGGCGATTGAGTGGAACCCGGTCAAGGCGTGGATGGAGTCAAGGAAGTGGGACGGGCGCTCACGGCTGCAGGAGTTTCTGGACACGATCGGCAGTCCTGAAAACGAGAAGCTCAAAGAGATGCTGATGAAAAAGTGGCTGATAAGCTGCTGTGCGGCAGCTTGTGAGGAGTCCGGTGTAGCGCTTGAAGGCATCCTGGTATTCCAAGGCGCCCAAGGATTAGGCAAGACGCTGTGGTTCAAGCGGCTTGCCAATTACGATGACGGATGGCTTTTGGAAGGCGCCCTGCTGAATCCCTCAGATAAGGACAGCGTGAAAAGGGCCGTCAGTCACTGGATTGTGGAGCTCGGTGAGATTGAAAGCACCTTTAAGAAGGCCGATATAGACCAGTTGAAAGCGTTTGTAACAAGCAAGAATGACGAGCTCCGGCTGCCTTACGATCGCGCCAGCACCACTTATCAAAGACGTACGGCATTCTATGCCAGTGTCAACGCAAGAGAATTCCTCACCGATACGTCGGGAAACCGTAGGTTTTGGGTGATACCGGTGAAGCGGATCAACTACAACCACGGCATCGACATGCAGCAACTGTGGGCCGAGGTGAAGGAGACGCTGTACGTCGCCGGCCAGAAGAATTGGTTCCTGACGCCCGACGAGCGCAAGATGCTCGATGAATCTAACGAAGGCTACCGCACGCAGTCCAGTGTGGAAGACCTGATACTGGAGCATGTCAGGTTTGACAGCAAGGCCACCAAACCAGTGCAGATGACTAAGTTGCTGAGAGATCTTGGCATCAGCAACCCTCGCATGCCAGACTTCAAGGACGCCAACCGCGTGTTGGCAGCAAATGGCGTGGAGCCAAGGCGAAGCAATGGCAAGAAAATTTATGATTTGGACTACTCAGCAATCGACACGGATTCGAGCTCTGGTGGTTATAAAGACTGGGGCAGCGGACCTTCCTGATCGGGCCGCGGGCAAGTGATTAAGCTCTACCTCACCGAGTTCACCTGGGACGGCGTGGACTACAGCGGACCCAACATCGTGGCCACAACAAAAGAGGAAGCCGAGCTCATTTGTGAAAGCCTGAACTGCAGAATCGTCGGAGAATTGACTGATTCTGAGCTC